TGTCAGCAGCAAATACATTCTATCCAATTATAAGTCTCAGATTGAAAGCTAGTCAGTTAGGTGCTGTTGCTCTGATTAGATCTCTACAAGCAGCAACGAATGATAATACTAATGTCTATTGGAGATTGATTGAGAACCCAACATTAACTGGTGCAAATTGGACAGATGATTCAGATCCAAACTCCTTTATGCAATATGATACAAGTGCTACTGCTATAACTGGTGGGAATATTATCCTTAGTGGATTTACAATTGCTGGTGGATCGGCTCTAACTCCTATTGATGAAAAGTCACAACTACAAATTGGTAGAAGTGGTATTGGTACTATAAGTGATATCTACACTCTTGCTTGTGCATCACCTAATACTAACAAGAAAGCACTCGCAGTATTGAACTGGATTGAACAAAGGTAATTTTAATTAAAAAGTGGAAATGCTCATATTGTATCGTTCTGATACAAACGAATAAATAAATAGGAATTATACTAAAATTTTATAGTTCGTATGGACACGAAATCCTGCCCCAAATGTGGGGCAACGTGGGTAGATGGTCAACACTATTGGCACACTGGTAAAATTGGCAGCGAAGTTGATTTGGCTGGATTAGTGTGTAATAATCTTGGCGATGAAACATGCGTCAATCCGATGATCGGTTCAGACATCGGAGATACTTGGGAAAAACGTTTAATTAGTTTGAGAAATTATGGAAAAGATGACTCCTCAGGAAAGATTGAAGATCTGTGAATCCTGTGAATACTTAAAGGGTAAATACAAAAGGTGCGCTATTTGCAATTGTTTTATGGAAGTTAAGACAAGACTTCCATTTGCAAGATGCCCTCACAATCCCCCTAAGTGGACTTAATATGGATAATGGAATCTATCTTGGTAACCCCAATCTAAAAAAAGCAAATACTCAGATTGAGTATACTGGGGATCAAGTCCAAGAGATGATCAAGTGTCAAAGTGATCCTGTTTACTTTGCAAAGACATATGTAAAAATTGTCAACGTTGATGAAGGTCTTGTGCCTTTTGAGATGTGGCCCTTCCAAGAGAAACTTATCAATCGATTTCATGAGAATCGATTCAATATCTGTATGATGCCAAGACAGACTGGTAAGTCTACAACGTCTGTTTCATACTTATTGCATTATGCAGTTTTCAATAACAACGTAAATATTGGTATTCTTGCAAACAAAGCATCTACGGCAAGAGACCTTCTAGGTAGATTGCAGACAGCATATGAGAATTTACCTAAGTGGATGCAGCAGGGTATTCTTGCATGGAACAAAGGTAGTCTTGAATTAGAGAACGGTAGTAAGATTCTTGCAGCATCTACATCTGCTGCTGCCGTTCGAGGTATGTCCTTTAATATTATTTTCTTGGACGAATTTGCGTTCGTTCCGAATCATATTGCTGACGACTTTTTTAGTTCAGTTTATCCCACTATCTCATCTGGTAAGTCAACAAAAATTATTATTGTTTCTACCCCTAAGGGTATGAATCACTTCTACCGCATGTGGCATGATGCGGAAAGAGAACAAAGTGAATATATCCCTACTCAGGTCCATTGGTCAGAAGTACCGGGTAGAGATGCCAAGTGGCGTGAACAAACAATCAAGAACACATCAGAACAACAGTTCAAGGTTGAGTTTGAGTGTGAATTCTTAGGATCTGTTGATACACTAATTGATCCAGCAAAGTTAAGAAGTTTAGTGTATGAGGTCCCTAAGACTTCAAATAATAGTTTAGATGTATATGAGGATCCCGAAAAGGATCATGATTATGTTTGTACAGTTGACGTAGCAAGAGGTGTTGGAGAGGATTACTCTGCCTTTATTATTGCAGACATCACAACATTTCCACATAAGATTGTGGCAAAGTTTAGAGACAACCATATTAAACCTATGCTGTTTCCCAATATAATTTACGCAACAGCAAAGGCATATAATGAAGCGTTTATTCTTTGTGAGGTAAATGATATTGGAGATCAGGTAGCAAGTATTTTACAATATGATCTAGAATATCAAAATTTACTGATGTGTTCTATGAGAGGTAGAGCAGGTCAGGTTGTCGGTCAAGGATTTTCTGGAAGCAAGACTCAGTTGGGAGTCAAGATGTCCAAGACTGTTAAGAAGGTTGGGTCTCTCAATTTAAAGACCATGATCGAAGCTGATAAGATCCTCTTTAAGGATTACAACGTTATCAGTGAACTAACAACCTTTATCTCAAAGAGCAATTCCTTTGAAGCAGAAGACGGATGCAACGATGACCTTGCGATGTGTCTGGTCATTTATGCATGGTTAGTTGCACAAGATTACTTCAAAGAACTTACAGACCAAGATGTTCGTAAAAGATTATATGAAGATCAACGTGATCAGATTGAACAAGACATGGCACCATTTGGATTCTTAGATGATGGTATAAACGATCAATCTAGTTTTGTTGACTCTGATGGTGATAGATGGCATCTTGATGGCACCTATGGTGATGCACAAGGCGGTGCTGATTATATGTGGAACTATCTGTAATGGACTTAGATGATCAAATTAGTCTTGGGCACTTCCTCCTCAATGATAGAACTTGTAAAGTTTGTGGAGAAATAAAGAATTTAGTAGAGGGATTTTACAGAACTAGAAAGGATAAAGGTGCTGTTCCATCATCGTATGCATACGAATGTAAAGAGTGTACAAAAAAGAGAGTTTTAAAGCATAGAATAGATCAAAACTACTTCAAAGAGTGGAAATATCCTGATTGGTAGGTATTCACGTCTCAATTCCCCCCACCAAAACATTAAAAACAATAAATATTCTTAGACAAATATGGACCTAACGGAGTAAACAATGGCAGTAGCATTATTGTCTCCTGGTGTACTAATTAGAGAGGTTGACCTCACTGTTGGTAGAGCCGAGAATGTATTAGATAATATTGGTGGCATTTGCGGACCTTTCCAAAAGGGTCCAGTTGATGAAGCCTACACTGTTGAAACCGAGCAAGAGTTAATTGAAGTATACGGTAAACCGATCAGCACTGATGCCCAATATGAATATTGGATGAGTGCTAGTTCTTTCCTTACTTACGGTGGTGTTCTTAAAGTTGTAAGAACTGATGGCGCAACTCTCAATAACGCTAATGCTGGTAACGATGTATATGCGGATACAAGTTTAAAAATTAAAAATTATGATGATTATAGCGAGAACTATCAGACAGACACTGGTTGGAACTACGCTGCCAAAACTCCTGGCAAATGGGCAAATGGTCTGAAACTTTGTTTCATCGATGACTTTGCAGATCAAACTGTTGGTGTTACTACTAGCAGTCTTGCTGGTATGGGTATCACCGTTGGTTATGGTGTTACCGTTGGTCTTACGAACTTGATAGTTCCTGATGCCACCGCTGGTACGATTTCTACGATTACCACTGGTTTCCTGAAAGGTATTGTTACTGGTGTTAAGACTGATTCCACTGGTAGTAACTCTTCCTTCGATGTTAAGTGGACAGATAGAGTTAACGCTGTTGGTGTTGGTTCAACTGCAACTAAAATCTCTTACGCTAAGAACGATCCAGCAGCATCTCTTTCTGTTGGTAGCACGTTCCAATCTGACGATAACCTCTTCTTTAATACCGCAAGTGGTGCTGTTGCAAACTCCTCCATCTATGCAGCTGGTGTTGATGCAGTCACAGCAGTTGACTGGTATGATCAGCAACAACTTCCAATCGATAATGGAACGGTGTTCTGGAAGTCGATTGCTCCACGTCCTGTATCCAACAACTACGTTTCTGAGCGTCAAGGTTACAACGATGGCATGAACATCTGTATCGTTGATGATGACGGTGCTGTAACTGGTATTCAAGGTAACATTGTTGAGAAGTTCTCTTCACTGTCCAAAGCACTTGATAGTGTTTCCTCTGTAAATGCTCCTCAGAAGATCTGGTACAAGGACTTCCTTGCTGATTTCTCTGGATATGCATACGCTGGGTACAACCCATCACAAGACGAAGATTCCTTCTGGGGAACTGTTCCAAGAGCAACTGGTTTCTCTACACACTTTACTCCTTTTACGACCGGTGAAGGTCTCTGGGGTCAAAATGCTCAGGGTGTCACTTACTCTGTTTTGGGTAACGTTGGTTACGCATTTAGTGGTGGTGTTGATTACAGCGCAACTGGTGGACACAAAGCAACATTGGGTGATCTAATCACTTCTTACAATCTCTTCAAGAATAAGGAAGAGTTGGAAGTTGATTATCTGATCATGGGTCCATCAATCAACGGTGTCGAAGAGTCACAAGCTAAGGCAAACAGACTCATCTCCATTGCAGAAGCAAGACAAGACTGTGTTGCAGTTGTTTCTCCTCACAGATCTGGTGTTGTTGGTGTTATCGATGATGACACTCAAACTTCAAACATCTTGAAATTTGCCAACGGAGTTAAGTCTTCCTCCTATGGCATCATTGACTCTGGTTATAAGTACACCTATGACCGCTTTAATAACACCTTCCGTTATATCCCAACGAATGGTGACGTTGCTGGTCTCATGACCCGTACTAATATTAGAGCATTCCCTTGGTTCTCACCTGCTGGACAGCAGCGTGGCGTACTAAACAATGCTGTTAAACTGGCATTCAATCCCAATCAAAATCAGAGAGACGAACTTTATCAGGCACGTGTGAACCCGATTTCATTCCAACCTGGTATTGGTATTCTTCTCTTTGGTGATAAGACTGCCCTTGGTTATGCCTCCGCGTTCGATAGAATCAACGTTAGGCGTCTGTTCCTTACTGTGGAGCAAGCCTTAGAGGGAGCTGCGAAAGCTCAACTGTTTGAACTCAACGATGAAATTACGAGAGCAAACTTCGTAAACATTGTCGAACCTTATTTACGTGACGTTCAGGCGAAGAGAGGAATCTATGACTTCCTCGTTATTTGTGACGAAACAAATAACACTCCTGACATCATTGACAACAACGAGTTCAGAGCGGATATCTTCCTGAAACCCGCCAAGTCTATCAACTACGTCTCCCTCACATTTGTTGCCACCAGAACTGGTGTTAGCTTCGAGGAAGTCGCTGGTAGAGTCTGATCTTAAATCCCTCACTTAACGAAGATTTCTAGGAGAATAACAAATGGCCGAAGCACCGCAAATCAAAACTCTATCGAACTTTAAATCCACTCTCAAAGGGGGCGGTGCTCGCCCCAATCTATTTGAGGTGACGATTCCTGAGTTCCCTGCATATGTCACCAAAGATGGTGAGATGTTGAAGGATTTATCCTTTATGTGCAAAACAGCAAACCTTCCT